GCGGGACACCTTGCTCGCGTTCTTCTGGTTCTTGCGGCGCTCGGTGGCCAGCGCGGACATGATCGACCGGTTCTTCTGATCCAGGGCATCATGATCAGCAATGAGGCCGCCACCGACGTGGACTTTCCACCCCAGGTGGTGGGCGCGACTGGTGGTCATCTCAATGCTGGAGACGGGCATGCCGATCCGTTTACCCCACAGGCGCACATCCACGACGTCGCCTTCATTGAAATCCAACCCGGGCACATACAGGCCCAGGCCAGCGTTGGTGATGTCACGCTCAAAGAACACGTCGCCACCAGCACGCGAGTAGGCTTTCTTAAGGTTCTCCTCCACGTTTGACCGGCCTTTGAGCAGCCCGTCTGTGGCGTCCACCGTCGCATCCGCCCTCACACACGCGAAATCACTACGGCCCCGGCGGGGTTGTTCGGGGACGTGAAAGTATCCGTCGTTTATGCGTTCGTCGCGCTGTCCTTGCTGGTCGCCGTCGGGAAGTTTCACATCCCACGCCCCATAGACGAAGCGGACGTAGGCGCGGCCAATGGTCATTTCGCCACCATCAGCCACCAGCTGCACACGCCCCATCACTACACCGCCGTTCTTTGCTTCACACCCAGCACATAACAAGGCTGAGCTAGGTCAGGATGCCCAACCGGGGTAATGTCCCCAGGCCACCACAAATGACAACTGAGTAAAACGCCGGCGTTTTTCGCGGCATCCTTCACCGTGTCCAACAGTGAACCATCCTCCGGGCGGATCAACACATGCGGAGACTCACGATCCCTCAGGGGCTCCAGGTCCACCACCACCGGCTCATCCGTGATCCCAGTGACCCGCCAAAACGCAGCCAGGGAATCAACAACCAGCTTGCGGATCGTGGACTCAGCAGGCCCCGACACCGTAAACCCGTCAGCCACCGCCGCTAGCTTGATCTCCGCCATTTGATACGGCTTCGACCATTTCTGTGCCCAGTCTCGGTCGATCATCTTCCGGGTTGTTGTCCAGTAGGACGGGGCAGATGGGCAGGGTATTGACTCCCACACATCCATCTCATCCACGCCGTGTACCTCAATCGTGGTGGGCATTTCCTGCCCCCTGGCTATGGCGTGGGTGATGCGGATGCAGCGGCGTCGAAACCCGTTGCGTTCAATGATGATGAACCGGTTCTTCTGGAATGCGACCAGTAGGCGGCCTTCGCTGTCGGTGTCGGTGAGGTTTTCCGCGATCAGCTCATCCACAATCGGGGAGATGTGGCCCCCGTTTACGCGGGTGCTGATGATGATTTTCGCGGAGGCTTTCGCGTTCGATGCCGCCGGGCAGGTCATTTCGATCACGGGGGGTAGGTCCATGATGGGTTCCCAGTTTTCATCGGCTAGGCCGATCCACTGGCCGGTGTCGTACTTAACTTGTTCGCGGTGTTTGCGGTGGTTTTCCCAATCGAAAGTCAAGCCAGTCTCCTTTACTTCCAGGGGTCAAAGACACCAATGTTCCACAGCAATTCCGCACCATCGGGCAGGGTGTAGGTGCGTGACTGCCCCACCGGAATGCCCTCAGGCATCACCGTAGGGTGCAGCTGACGCCACAGGGCACGATCAAGCACCCCCTTCTCATCCACCACCGCGCAGGAATCCGCATTGTCCAAGGACACTATGCGGGACTCCTGCACGGCGGGGAGGGTGAAGGACGCGCCAGACGGCAAAGTAACCTTGCCGCCAGCACCTTTCCACCTGATACGCGGGTATACGGGTACGTCGCCGGGGTTTGTCACTGTGACAGTCCCGACGCCGGTCAGTGGATTCATCCACCACACCCCAGAATCCGCTATCACACTGAACTGCAGGTCGTAGCCGTCAACCTCCCGCAAATCCACAGGAAGCGGCGGCATTGACTTAGCCAGCCGCACCTGCGTAAACACACCACCAAGGGTGTGGGACACAGCCCGCAGGGTGCCGGGCTGAGTGCGGGACCACGACGACCTGAAATTAGCCGAAACCTCATCCAGACTGTCGCCCTCCCACTCCGTCACCCAACACCCCAAAGTCCCGGTCATAGCCTTGATATTCAGGCCGTCAAACTGCTGACCAGGCGCACCAGTAGGGGACGTGGACACATCCTCCGAATCACCACACAGGTCATCCAAAGAATTCTCCTTGATGAACACCCCCCGGTGACCAGCAGCCAAAGGCCACACATCACCAAAAGGCGACTCATACACAATATCCATCACCCCTCCTTACCGGTGCGCATCGGCGAAATCAGCACCCGGAACAGACGTACCCTCAAGCTCAGCAAGCTTGATATTGATACTGTCCTCAAGACCATTGACCTTATCGATCAGCGCCTTAACCTCATCAGTAGACCAAGCCGTCTTACCAGCAGGCATATTGATCGTCACATTCAGACCCTTGTTACCAGCAGCACCCGACCGGCGGGAACGCTCCTCCACAACCTTGTCAACACCAGCAAGCAGATCACGTAGGTAATCCTCCTGCTTAGTGTCGTGCTCCAGGGCCTTATCCTGCTTCGACTTAATGTCCTCAGCCAAGGCGTTCAACGCCAGGGCCTCAGCCTTCGTCGAGGCTTTCGCGATCTCCTGCTGCAGCTTCGCGAACTCCTGCGCCTGCTGCAGAGCCTGAGTCTTCCGCAGCGACTCCAGATTCAGGGCGGATTTCTCCAGCTCAATCTGCGCCTTGCGTGCCTCAAACTCCTTTTGCAGCAGGTCGGTTTTGTTCGCGTGGCCTTCCGCCAGCTTGTCAGCCTGGGCTTTCTTCCACTCCGTGAAACTCCCCCACGTGGCGTTATTCCACTGCTCGGAAAGCTTCGCCGTCGCGGAAGCCAACTCAGGGCCACCACCCTGGACCGCACCAACAGCACCCGCCGCAGTGATCGCAGCAGACCCGCCGACGCCAAGAAGCATCGCGAGTTTGCCCTTCCAGTCCATGGCTTTCCAGGCGTCGCCGATCTCCTTCTTATTAAGGAAGATGTCACGCACACCCGCGATACCCTCAGTCAGGCCACCCAACGCGGTAGCACCGGCCAGGACAGCACCGGGGATGTTGCCGGTCGCAAGAGACGCAGCAACACCCACACCACCACCAACGAGTTTCAGGATGCCGCCAAGCAAACCACCGATACCGGCGATACCGCGCTTAGCGCCACTTGCCTGAGACTCAGTCAACCCGTAGAAGGATTTCGCCTGGTCAGTGAGCTTAGCCACCGACAATTGCAGCATCTGCGCAGTGTAGGCATGCTGCAATGCGGCTTCCTGCGCGGCCAGGGCTGCCTGCGCCTGATTCAACGCGGCCTTCTCCTGGTCAAGTGCAGCCTTCGCCCGGGTCTCAGCCACGTTCCATTCCGCCGCTGCGATGTCGCTGGTGCGCTTAAGCACAGACTCGGACATGCGCTCAATGGAGAAAACCCCCGTCTCACGGAACCGGTCCATCGCCCTACCCAGGGCGTTGACACCAGTCTCACCAGCGAGGGCCTGCTTTGCCCGCTCCTCAGCGAGCTTGCCCTCAGCCCTAGCCACATCAACCGTGCCCTGCAAGCGGGTGCGGGACATCTCCCACTCCGCGTTGCGCGCCTCGAACTGAGCCTTGAACATGGCCAACGTGTCCGTAGCCAGGCTCAACCTGAGCTTCTGCGTCTCCGTTCGGGTCTTCTCCACGGCCTGCTGAATATCAGCAATCGTGGCAAAGAACTTCGACATCGACGCAGCCGCCAGCTGCAACCCCTCAATCGTGTGGGTAACAATCCCACCCACAGCCTCGATGCGAGCCTTAATGACCTTTGCCTCTGCGTCCGCGATTTTCTGGGCCTGTGTGGAGCCTTTCTCGCGGGCATCGGCTAGTTTGTCTTCGGCCTGCTCCACCTTGTTCAGGGCGTTCTTGACGTTCTTGGCGTTTTTGTTCTCGGATTTCTCCAAGGCCGCCGCGTTGTCTTCACGCACCCTAGCCAGGCGTTTCTCGGCTGAGGCGATCTTACTTGGGTTACCGGACTGTCTGGCCGCTGCGAGGGCTTCCTCTGCATCCTGCAGTTTCCTGCGTTGCGCGGTGGATAGGCCGCCGCCTTCTTTCTCGGCTTTGGCTAGTTCATCGCGGGCATCGGCTAGCTTCTTCTCCAGGTCCACGGTGGACTCGGAGTTTTCCGTAGCCTGCTTGCGGGCCTCCTTCAGGGCGTTTTCGGCATCAACCACTTCTTTGGTGGTGTCCACCATTCCTGCGCCGAGGGTGAGTCCTGCGCGGAGGTCGCCGCCTACCATGCGGTTTGCGACATCGACGGAGTGCATGATGTTGTCGTTGACTCTGGCGATTTCCGCGTTGACTTGGGCGATGCCGGTGTTGATCGCGTCGATAGCTGGGCTGACTGGTGCCAGTCCGATGCTGGTTGCGAGTTTGTCCAACACGGGTATGAGGTTGCCCATTTGTCCGACGAGCTGCCCGATGTTGTCCCACTGGGGTGCAGTGAGGACTGGTTCGGGACGGCCGGACAGGTTCAGCCCCATGCCACCATGCGGGATGAAACCGCCCTGGTCATACAGGTGGAACCTTCCAAAATCGGGGAGGAAACCACCCGTGGCATAGCCACCTGCACGGTTATACCCAGCAGGAAGGCTACCGTAGCGCCGAAGCGTGTAGTTGATCGACGCACGGATATTAGACTCTGGATCCCAGATATTGTCATACCCGGGGTCTTTATTGGCCTGGAATGTAGGATCAATGACCTGCATCAAGCCCTTGGACGGTATGCCCTTAGCTGCGTTGGAGTCCCAGTTGTTAATGGCACGGGGGTTACCACCAGACTCCTGGTTCATGCGGCGCAGAGTCGTATCGGTCAAAGTCAAGGGTAGACCCTTGGCTTTCAGTACCTTCTCGACCAGTGGGCGCCACTGCTCAACGCCAGCCCCGACAGCGCCTTGGTATGCGCCGTCATCGGAGCCAAATGGGATTTTCGACGAGATGAACTCCCAGGCTTTATTAGCCATTGTTTCCAGGGCTTTGAGCGGGAGTTGACCGACAATGCCAGGGAAATTCGGGATTGACTTCTTGATGGGGTCAATAACGTCATCCCATGCCTTCTTCACCTGGTCGCCGATGAAGCTCACAACACCATCGAAGACACCCAGGATTCCGCCGGAACCGCCACCTGCGAGCGGGGCGTTCGCGGCAACGTGCACGTGGTTCCGGTGACCAGCCATAGTAGCTGCACCGTAGAAGCCCATGCCGTCGCCAACGGACTTGCCGTTCTTGATGTTGGTTCCAAACGGGGAGTGAATCAGCTCCAGCAGTTCCTTGCCGTAGTTTGAGGCAAAGTATGCAGCTGCCTGCTGCATCTGTGGAGTGGTGTCGAAACCATTGGAAAAGTCAACGGCTTTGCCTTGACCGTGGTAGTCCCTTGCCCCGGGGCGCAGGGTGCTGGTGATGGTCATCATCGGGAACTTCTCACGAACAATGTTCGTGATCGATCCGATCACGCCGCCACTTGCAAAGGCTGCATCATGGTGGTGACCGTGCCCGCCGGAACCTATTCCGAGGTAGCGTTTCACACCAGTCGTGCCGCCCATGCGGGCAGCCGCGTTGATGCCGTCAACCCAGTCTGAGCCTAGGACACGGCCTGCTTCTGGGCGTAGAACAGGTTCGCCGCCGGATAGGCCCAGGGTCATTCCTGTTCGTGGTTCAACGAACGTGTATATATCGCGGCCAGGTGTGTAGCCTGGCAGGATACCGCCAGTGGCGAATCCTGCCTTGTGTTCTGGCAGTTCGTCCAATCCGACCAGTTTTGAGACAGCGTTCCATGCCTTGCGGATGCCGTTGTTGTAAACCGTGTCAACAACGAATCGGACGGGGGCGGCTGTCTTTTCTTTGAGCCAACCCCAGATTTTGCCGATGTTTTCCACGGTGTCGTGGAACCAGCCGTGCAACCGGTCAAGCCCGCCGCGCAACCCATCAAACACAGGGTGAACAACGTTATCGGCAACCCATTTAATAGCGTTGCCCATCTCATTCCATTTGTCGCCCATCCATGTGAGGATCGGCAAAGTGACGTTGCTCCACAGCCAGTTCAGGGCACCGGCCACAGCATCCCACGTAGGCTTCACAACATTGTCGTAGACCCACCGGATGATGATGCCCCAGCCGTTCCACGCGTCCTTCATGAACCCAACAATGGGGTTGAACACGTTGTTCCACAGCCAGTTAATACTTGCTGCTACCGCGTCCCACGCTGGTTTGATGATCGTGTCATACGCCCACCGGATGAGGTTTGACATTTCTGTCCACTTACTGTGAATCCAGTTGAATACGACATTCAACACCGCGCCCCACAGCCAGTTAGCACCAGCCGCCAACGCATCCCACGCAGGCTTAATAACCGTGTCCCAACCAAGACGAACCACAGTAGCCATTGCGTTCCACGCGCCACCAATCCAGTTAAAGATCGGCAACAGAACCGCGTTCCACAGGACGTTGATGCCCGCGTTCATGGCATCCCAAGTCGGGCGAATCAGGTTATCCCACGCCCACTGAATACCACTGGAAAGCAGATTCCAAGCAATCAGCAACGGTGCCAGCACGAGCGTGCCGATGGTCGCCAACGTGACACGGGCGAAATAGTCCATCGCGGACCATGCAGGCAGAATGATGTTGTCCCACGCCCACTGAATGCCCGTGGCCATGGCGTTCCACGCCACACTCAAAAAGCCGATACCGGCGTTAATGGCATCACCCAGGCGAGTACCAACCCACTCGACCACAAGGCCAAGAATGTTAACCAAAGGTATGAACCCGTTGGTCACAATCCACGACAGCACATTAGTTGCCTGCTGCAACACCCAGGCCAGGCCCTCGAACACCTTCACCGCCGCGATGACCGCGACGACAATGGTGCCGCCAATGACGAAACCCAGGGCCTTAAGCACAGGCATCAGCACAGGCTCCAGAAGATTCCACAGGCCCTGCAGCAAATTCCACAGGCCCTG